GTCTAATTTCTTTTGATCTACCAGTGTATTAATGGTCTTGTATGTTTTTTCTGCATACTTCTCACGAAGAATGCCTCCATCCCATACCCACTCTTTACCTTCCATGATTCCCTCAACAAATGCATCGGGAGCTGAAGGATCAGCGACGATATCTGCAGCAGTTGCTAACATGAAATCTTCGCCAACTACATTGTATCCTTCTTTGGTTTGCTTTAAAGAACCAATACCGCGAGAAGAAACGCCGAGTTTTACACCCTCACCCAAAAGTGATTGTGCAATCTTACCCATCGGAGTTGAAAGAACCTTTGCTTTTCCGATGAAGTTTGAACCACTCTCCTTCAAAGATACAATCTTATGAGATACGCGATCCAAATTAACGGTAGGACCTTCGGGGTGACCAAGTTCTCCAAGAGCTCTGCCTTGGGCAACATGATTCTCATTATATCTAGTCACTTCACGACGAAGAGTTTCCATGGGATACATTCTGCCATTTCTGTTACAGATGTTTCCTTGAAGGAAAACTCCTTCAATGTAAAGTGATTGCTTACCGTTGCGATTTTCAACGATAATTTCAACCTTTTCGATTTCTTCTCTAATGAGTTTCATTATGCTTGACCCGTAATTTGAACTTGTTGAACATGGATTGATCCACCAGTTCCGCCTTGACTAAGAGCAGAAACTTTCAATGATCTTCTTAAAGTTGCATCAGGAGCAGAGAATGATGTGGTAATTGCAGCGGTGTTAGTATCAACCGTGATACTCGTCTGGAAATTTCCGTCAAAAGTTGATGTGGTATTAACAGAAATGACCTTAGCGTGTTTAATCAATGCATCGTAATGTGCAAAATTTGCACCAGTTAAAGTAACACGATCACCCTCTACGAATGGCATTTGAGTACCTTCGGGGCAAGTAATAATTGTCGTTGTTCCTGTTGTAACTCCAACAACTCTTTGAGATGCTTTAGTTACAGCAAGAGTTGCTGCAGTGTTCGCAGGAATAAGATAGTCAGTTTTAGTAGCAATCGGTTCCGTCCCAATAGCAACATAGGCATCTTGATTCACAGCAACGATTCTAAAAACGTTACTCTGAACAGATATTTCTCCAGTTGTTGCTGCAGTTCCAGTGACTGCAATTGACGATGCCGCCCCAATAGGTCTATGTGCCATTATTCCTAATAGTTCATTTACTAGTTATTTATCAAATTATTCATCCTCTTCGATCTCATCCTCAACCTCAATTTCGTTCTCGACTTCAGAATCGTCTCCGAACAAAGAATTGGCTGCAAAAGGACGAGATGCTTCAATTCTTTCTGCAGATTTTGCAAAGAGAAGGTCTTTGATTTTATCGCTGACTTGAGATGGAGACTCATCAGTTACCATCAAATCTAGAAGTTCTTCCATTTTTAATAATCAATTATGATCTTGAGTATTTATATCTCCCCACCTTTAGGCAGTTCTGGTGCTTCAGTTGCAGAACCATCAATTTCTGGTTCCATCTGAGGTTTTCCCAAATCCATACCCGCTGCACTATCTAAAGGTTGTCCTGTTGCAGGATCAATTGTTGCAGGATCAGGGATGATTCCGTCTTTGATTTCTTTTTTAATCAAAGCGTCTTGTTCAATAATCTCAACATCAGTTTGACGAAGAATTTGTCTTCTAACATAATCCTGAGAGAAATACTTTCCAATGTATGGCTCTGCAGTTTGTGCAAGAGTCAGTCTCTCATTCATCAACTCCGCATCTTTAAGTTCGGAGAAGTGATTGTCATAAAGGAAATCATACTGAATATGCTCACTCATAACCTCCCAATCTTCGGGAGTAATTATGTTCTTCAGGAGTAATTGGGTCTTCAGCATGTCATTAAACATGTTGGAGAATCTCTTTCTCAAACGACCGACGAACTTGGTGAACTTAAGTTCGTCTCTCAGGATCTCAGAAGATCTACCCAGATTAAATCCACCTTCTCCGTCCATTCTGCTTGGAGGTACGTTAAGGGACCTGAATAATTTCTTTTTAAAATATTCAATGTCGGTGATCTCCCCGAGATTCTGACCGCCCGGAAGAGTAGAAATTTCAGTTCCACGTCCTCCCTCTCTTCTAGGCAACCAGAAATCTTCCAGCATAGCCATGTATTTTTTGTCATCACGAATTTCTCCAGTATTCGCATCATATACGAGTTTGTTACGATAACGCATCATAACGTCACGCAGATATTGTTCTGCCTTGACTTTTGGAAGATTACCAACATCAATGTAGAAAATTCTACGCTCA